CGCCCCTTGCTGTCCACTGTAATTCTACCCGCCCGATACGTCCCCGCCGTCACCACGTCCGCCAGTGCGAATTGGCTCAAGGTGATTCGCTTCAGCCGTTCTCCAGCGGGCTGCGACCCGCGGTACAACAACAGTTCGTCTGTGTCATTGGTCGAAGGCGTGGCGGGCGCGTTGGTAAAGGCGTTCTCCACCACCGTCACCCCCGGAATGGCGGCCCCCAATTGCTGCAACGTCGCATTGCCCAATGTCGGGCCGGAGCTTTCCACCAACACCAAGCTCCCGGAAGTCGGCGTCGCCGCCGGCAAGCCGGCGATCAATCCATTGGCCAGATGCCGACCCAAAATCGCCCCATCCGCGATGTCCGCGGCCGCCACTTGACCGGTCACCTGCACCGCCGGAGTAAATCCGGCGTTCAGAAACGCGGGCGTGATTAGGGAATTCTCGGTCGCCGTGGTCCCGGGTATGATCGTGAAGGTCATGGCTCGCTCTGTGTCGAACGCATTGAACTGCGCCGCAGCCAGGTGCGCAACCCGAAAAACGCCGCCCGACCCCGCTGCGTTGCAAACTCCACCTGATGCGACGCCGCCGCCGGCCCGCGCAACATCCATGCCTCATGCCGGGTCCGCGGCAACCCCCAAAATCCGCTGCCCAACCGAAACCCTGTCGGCCGCATCCCGTAATCCACCCGCGCCCCGTCCATCGCGTCATTCCCGCTGTTGTCCGCCGCCCGCGCCGGCCGATCCCACGGATACAACCAACCCGTGCCGGTCTTCTCCCGCACCTCCACCACCTTGCTCAGCGACGCCGACCCGCTGATCACCTTCACCTCGTACCGCGAATCCAATCCGCGTTCCACCCAGGTCAACGCGCGCAATCGGCTCTCCGGGTATTCGGGCAACGTGTACCCCCGCGTCCGCAGCCGTCCGGTAATGGCCCGCCGCTGCCACCACGGACTCGCCCCCGCCGGATACTCGTCCTGCTCCTCCTCGCGAAACTCCGCCAACCAACCCACCGGACCGCCGTAAAACTCGTTCTCATCCGGCAACTGCATCACCAACCCCAACACATTCTGGCGGCCGCCGGTGTCGCAAACCACAAAACCGTTCACGGGCAAATCATCCCGGCTTTCCCATTCCCCGGTCAACAAATTGTACACCAACAAGGTGTTGTTCCAGGTTGCCGTCCCCGTGGGCACTGCCAGATACACCCGGTTCTCATGCACCGTCAAATGCGCCCGGTCGGCGTAACCCCAGTTGATGGCGTCAAACCACGGCTGCACCCGGTCGCTCACGGCCGCCGGCGCCGGCGCCACCCAACCCGTGTCCGACACCTGCAATCGCATGAGTGCCCTTCGGGTTGCGCTCAACACGAGCACATCCGACCCCAGTTGCACCACCGCATCCGTTCCAGCCGCGCCCCATTCCGAGGTCACCAGGGTCACCCGCGCATTCGCCACCAACTCCTCGTTCGTGCCGTGCACCTCCGAAATCAGGTGCACGCTGTTCCGTTTGAACACCAACATCCGGCTGTCACTGAACGGCACCAACGCCACAATCTGATCCTCCACCGGACTGTGCACCCGAAAACTCTGGTACGTCGCCGACCCCTGATAGGCATCCGGGCCATACCCGAAATCCCCCACCCAAATCGTGTCCCGCCGCTCCGGCGATTCCCGTCCGTCCAACACGAACAACCGGTTCTGCCAATACATCCCCAATCGGCTCGGCGGGATTGGTTCGTTGCCCGGCACGGTCGGCGCGGGTGGAGCACTCCACGTCAATGAATTATGATTAAACACATACGTGTACGGCACCCCGCCGGAGACCGCAAATGCCACCAATCCGTTGACCACCTGCGCAAACCGAATCTCGGATAACCCGCTAATCGGGAGCGTGCCGAAACTGTAAGCCCCTTCCCCTTGGCTCACCGTGTAAATCCAGCCGCTGGAGAGACACAACAACACCTTGACCTGACGCGTCGTCGGGTGCACATACCGCACCGCCCGCAACACGTGCTGGTCCAAAAACGGCGCCCCATTCGGTCCCGCCCAGCGCAACCCGCAAATCGCCGGACGCACCCCGTAACTGCCGTCTTGGCGCCAGCGCATGTTGCGCGCTTCCGATAACAACCCCTCCTTGAGCAACTCCGGCCGCCCGGCCGACACCACCCCCACCCAACCGGCATCCCCCGCCAGTTGATGCGCGTCGTCGTTCGGCCAGTACGCTCGGAATATCATCCGTCCGCCTCCTCGCTCCGCCGCGGGCGCCTCGCCAGTTCGCCAATCCACCGCCGCACCTCGCGGTGGTTCCGGGGCCGATACTCAAACCGCACCCGGTCCTGCCGCGCCGCCTCCTGCACGTGCTCCACCATCCGCGCCGCGTCGCGCAACCGTCCGTAGTGCTCGCTGTGCATCAAAACGCGCCCGGAACGCACCAGGCGCACGTACCAGCGCCACACCGGACGCCCGCGCCGACCGCGCACCCGGCGACGCTCGAAAATCACCTTCAGCGGCGCGGCCAGCCGAACTTCCTTGACCGGCGTGTAATCGCTCATGTCAAATCTCCGGCGTCCGCCGGCGGGTGCCGGCGGATGTTGAGCCCATCGGGCCAAAAGCGCCCGGTCCGCGAGTGCGGGCCGGGCGTCAAAACTTTGACGCCCGATGCCTCAACGCTTCCTGTTCCATCCGCAACTCCGAAACCGTTCCGTCGCCGTTCAACACCGCCAACGCCGCGTCCAGCCCGCTGGAAACGCCGCGCACCACCGCCCGCAACCCCGCCTCATCCTCCACCCGCGCCGGCCCGGTCAGGGCATCGTCAAACATCAGCGTCACATCCAGGGCCAGCACGCCTTCCGGGCACTGAATCCACGTCATTCCGGCGGCCTGCAACGCCAATGCCACGGCCCCGGGCGTCAACCGCTCCGCGGCGGCCAGTTCACGCAACCCCCGCGCCGCCTCGCGCAACGGCGGCAAATTCGCCGGCCCGGCGCGCAACGCCGTCAGGTAAGCGCCCCAGCGGCACACCGCCTCAATCCGTTGCGGCGCGGGCGGAGGCGGCCATTTCGGCGCCGCGCACCCGGTCAACGCCAGCATCATCATCAGCACGCTACTGGTCTTCATGCGCCTTGCGTTTGTACCATTCCAACGGCTCGGCAATCCACGGCGGCGGTTTCGGGTTCGGCTCGGACGGGTCCAGGTTATCACCCGCATACACTCGCCACAAACGCCGCAACGCCGCGGCCAGATGCTCCGCCACCATCCGCCACCCGAATTCTGAACCCGCGCCCGTCATTCCTCGACCCTCGACTCTCGACTTTCGATCCTTGACTCCTTTCATGGCCTCGTCAACGCGGCCCGCACCGCGCCCTCCACAATGGCTTTCAGGGCTTCCTCGTCCACGCGCGTGGCCAGTCCCGTGACCGTGTTCCCGGACACAAACTCGGCGGTTTGCACCTCCTCCTTCAGCGTGTCCAGGCTGGTCCGGGACAGGAACGACACGGTGCGGACCGTGACCGCGTGCGCGCCGTCCCGCCCGCCGCCGTACTCGAACCGCAGCGTGCGCGACACGCACCCCGTCGAAAAAATGAGGAGCAGGGCGGTAAACCAAACGAAACCCGCCCTGCTCCCGGGTGGGGCAGTCCCCGTTTCGGCCTGTCTCGCATTCGGCACGGCCCAAAGCTATCTCATGTCAGCACCACATTGTCAAACCAGCACGGCTTCTCCGGGTCCGGATTCTCCAACTCAATCACCGCTCCACCGTCCGCCGTGGCGGTAAAAGCGGCCTGGACCGTCTGCCAGTCCGTCCCGCTGCCCGCCGTGGCCGTCACATCCGCCGCCAGCCCGATGGCCGGGTTCGCTTTCACCCGCAACACCGGGCGCGCCGCCGCGCTGTCCGGCTGGCGCACGTCCACCTTCACCGTCCGCGCCCCGGACTTCACCGCCAAGCGCACCGGCCAGTAGCCGGCGTTCAGTTTCAAGCTGGGCGCGGGATTGCCCGCGCCGGAATCCAACGCTCCGCGCGCCCAGTAGATGGGCGACAGGACAAAGAACCCGGGCTTGGGCCTCCACCAACTGCCCAAGGTCATGCGCTCGTGTTCCCAAATCTCCGTGACAGGCATGTTAGTCCTGAGTGTCTACCGCGACGAAGAAATGCTGCACCAAGCCGACGTTGGGGTGTGCCAGCTTGAGGAGCGTCAACGTCTTCCCGGCCAGTTGCCCCATGCCCGGCACTGTTGTGTCATCCGTGTAAAGCGTGTCCGGACCCAGACAGACATGGAGCCAACGCAGCCGCCCGCGCAGCACTGGGTTCGTGAAACTGTTATTGTCCGCGTGGCACACCCACAGCGGTGCACAGTAGAACCGGTTGTCCACCGCGCTGACCGGAGTTTTGTAGAAACTGTCGCCTTGGTCTACCACCATTGGCTGCGGATAATTGAGCCCGAACAATTCAATGCCGTTGTAAGTCGGGTATCCTTTGATGGCCGATTTGTTCTGTCCCGGATGGGACGTTTTGTTACCACCCAGCCAGGGCGAACCGTAAGGGACCGAGCCGCTTGAAATGTCCGCAGTCAAAATCATAGCGCAGCCTTCATCCGGGTCAGTCAGACTCACGAAATCGCCCCAATAGAAACCGAGATACCTCTGGTTGGAGCCGTTGTAGTAGCGGAAGAAAAGTGTGCGCTCGTCAGCCACCGCCAGCCAACTGGTTGCTGTGATATCGAGGTATGTCAGCCGGTTTGTGGACCACAACGAACTTCCGATCTTTCCGAATGGCTGAGTGCCGGTGTCGGCGTCCGTCATGGCATGGTAGCCCTCGAAAGCGTCATTGCCTCCACTGAGCACCCGGAAATAACTCCGCGCCTTGGCCGTAGCGCCGTTTAGATACACCACAGCGGTGGCGCTCGGGGTGAACGGTTTGGTCCATCCGGCGGCCGGTTTCGAGCCGTAGCCGTTGACCAAGATGGCGTCCATCAAGGTTTGCCAGCCGTTGAGTGATTCGAAGTCGCACGCCGGAGCGCCCGCATCACTGGAACGGTAAATGGTGACAGCCATACATCACTCCGGGTTGGAAAAGAATCGGCGGCGGATGGGAGCGGGCGGGGGGCTCACGCACCCGCCGCCGGGGGCGGGGTGTCCGGCGGACCATGACGCCCGCCGGGTGGGATGAGGTGAGAGTTTCACGGTCGTTTCTCCGTAGGTGCCGGCGGCGGTTCCTGCCCCAGGTACGCCCTTCCCGCCCGGCTTTGCGCCAGCGCCACGCGGCGGTGGTCGTTTAATTCGTGGCAGGTGCTCATGCTGTCGTTCACGCGGTCCAGACTGTGGCGCACGTCGCGCATCACCAGCGTCGCTTCCTTCACCACGCCCGTCAGCAACTCGACGGTCTGCGTGTGCGCTGCGGTGTTCTGCTCCTGCGCGGTCTTGAACTGCGCGGCCAGATAGCGCAGCCCGTAGATGAGCACGATGGGCAGCGTCACCGTGCCCCCGGCGTTGGCCCATTCCAGAAATTCGTTCTGCGCCAGCATTACCATACAGGACTCCCGTTCAAAGCGTGGTCGAAAGTGATTGTCAATCCGGTGCTGCCGCCAAAAACCGGACGGGCCGGGCCGGCGGCGATCACTCCACCGCCAAAATCATCCTCAATCTCCTCCATTGTCAACGCTTTACCACGCCAGAAAGCGATTTCGTCCACGGCAAACCCCGGCACCCCGGACGCCGTATTGCCGCCAAAATTCAGACTGCTGTCGCCTCCCGCCCCGCTCAGACTCACCGGCCCGGCCGTCACGCTTTGACCATCCAACACCAATCGCATATTGCCCCCTGCGGAATCCCATGTCACCACACAGCGATGCCACAAGCCGTCACCGGGTGACGCGATTTGTGCGGTATGCGCCGTGTCGTTGAACAGTGTGGCCACCAGATTGCCACCGCTCAACACCAGCCGGAAATCCCCGCTCAACAGCCGCGCGGTGCTGTCCGCCACACACACCAGCAAATCCGGGCCGCCGGTGTGCCCGTATCGGTACCAAAATCGCAACGTGAAAGCCGTCGCCGTGCTCAACTTGAATTGCGCGTCCGCCACCTTCAACAATGGCGTGATCGTACCGTCTTGCGTCACCTGCAAGGCGCCCCGGTTCAGCACTCCGGGACACTCCACCCAAGCGCCACCGCTCACGGTCAATGCCTTGCCGGCCATCAATTCCTCATAACTGCCGCCAGCCTGCCGGTCCAGGGTCCAATAAGCCGCCAGCTTGTCCTGAGCGGGCAGCTTTGGCGCCACAGCCCCTTGCCGAAACACGGAGCCCAACACCCCCTCCGGGGTGCCCACCAGGCGAACATACAGCCGCTCCCCTGGTGCCAGCTTGGTCGGCGCGCCGCATGGCCATACCACTCCGGACCACGTCAGGGTCAACACCGACCCTGTTTGATTCGCCAGTTGCAACAAGCTTCGTGCGCCCAACGGTGCCGCAGTCACATTCAGCGCGGTGTTACCAGCACAGACCAACCGTTGATACTCGTACCCGGCAATGTTCACCTCCACGTTGGCCGCCCAGGTCAGGTCCAGATAACCGCCGCTTCCCACCCATTCCCAGTTGACCAGATCATCCTTCAGCCGCCACATCGCCATGTTGTCCAGCGTCAAGACCAACATGCCGGCGCTCCGGTGCGCGTTGATCATCGCATCCCGGCTGGTCATGTTGGGGACCACACGCATCCCCCCTTGGAGATAATCATCCTTCAGTCCCTCATAAGGACCGGCTGGAACGATTGGACCAAGGACGCGCGGCATGATCTCAGACGTTTACCGTGATGGTGATGCCGAGCTCTTGTAGGTACTTGGTGCGGTAAAGGCGATGCGCCTTGCCGGCCACCGTCACCAGCTTGTACGGCCACCCGTTATGGATTTGATCGTACCCATCCGCGGCGTCGGCCATGTCGCCGCTCATAGGCAATCCGCCCGCCATGAACCCGTCCGTCGTCCGCGGTTGCGGCCAGTCGTTCGGCCACGCCAAAAACAGATACTTCGGCGGAGCGTTGTCGCCAAAGGTGTAATTCCCGGCCGGACTGGTCAGTACCACATTGTACGCCAACGCCAAAATGCCGGCCTCATCCAGATCCGTGCTGCTGCCGGGCCCCCAGTACACCCGCATGGATTTCGTGTAGGTCTTGCTCGCCACGTCGCTGTTGGTCATGCCGCCTTTGGCCGCCATCGCTTTCACCGTGGTCGTGGTCGTCAAGGTTATCGGCCCGGTGTACACCGGGCTGCCTTCGGTGGGCGTACTGCCGTTGGTTGTGTAATAAATGGTTGCGCCAGGGGTTCCGGTCGTAATCGTGACCTGCACCGTTTCGCCGAAGTTGCCCTCGGTGGGCGTAAATGTCGGCGTCGCCACTTTCGGCGCCGGCGCGTTTGGCAAAAGCGGCCAGTGCGGCGGCCGATATGCCTTCGTCGGGTCATACACCGCCCCGGTCAAGTCGGGAAACCGAATCTGATAGGCCAGCATTGCATCCACGTACCCGGCCGGTCCTTGGTTGGAGTCATACACCCGCCAACCATCCTGCCCATCCTCATAATCCTGAGAAAACAAATACCCGCCACCCGCTTCATCACCCCACACCATCATCTCCCAACCGCCGAGCGGACTTCGCCAGATACCCCGCACGCGGGCGGCGGGCGGATACGGATATTGATGCACATACACGTAAGGCGCCGGAAACGTCACCCGCACCCATTTCTCCGCACCCGCTTGTGCCCCTCCTGGTGCTATCCCTGGCAAAATCTGCTCGCTCGCCACATACACCAACCCCCCGTGCTGCACCCGGCTCCCGGCCGGGTACACTGCCTGATCGTCCCACACCAATGCTCTCGTCGAGTACTCCGCCCAATAAGGCAAATTCGCCAACCACTTCCCGTTGACATCCTGAACCGCCGGGGGATCACTCTGGTACTCGTTGCTCAAATACTGATACCACCGTCCCGCAGGCGGGTAATACGTCAACACCCCTTGCCATAATGGACCCCCATAGAGCACCCCGGGCAACATCCGCCGCTTAACCATCGTCTGCGGCCACCATGCATACGTCCACACCGCTTGAATCGCCGTGCTGATCGCCCGACGCAGCACCCCAAACTCAACCTCGCCCACCTCGTCCGGCCGTTTGCCCAACAAGTCGCATACTGCTTCCAGGATGTCCTGAAATTTGACCATTTCACACCCCCACCCGAAACGGTACCGGCATGACTTCCTGCGACTCGAAAACTCGCGCGAGATCCAACAACAGCCGTTGACCCAGATTCTCGTACAACCGCGCCTGATCTGCCATCCCTTCCCCGTTGAACACATGCGCCGCCGCCAAATACACCACCGGCGCCTTCAGCGCATCAGGCACCCGCAGCGGACGCCATTTGGGCTCCGCAGGAGTCTCCCCGGCAGTCACCGGAACCATCGGCTCCCAAAAATCACCGTTGTAGTACGCCTGACCAGGTTGACTCATTGCCTAAATCAGCACCACCGCCGTCTCGTCGTCCCGCTTGAGTCGCTTGAGATTGGACAAGTCATCCCAAAAGTACGGGTCTTCCCGAAGCCACCGGTAGTACGCCGCCGCGGGAATGCGCGCCAGGACCTCGTACTCGGCCCGCGGGTCCTGCCGCCAGTCCAGGTCCCGCATCCGCCGCTTCAGGGCAACGGAGCGCTCCCGAATCCGGACGCGCTCGCGCGCCAGATACTCATGCAGCGCCCCGCCTTCCCGCAACTCGCGCAAAAACCAATCCCCGACATCCACCAAATGGCGGGTCCGCACCTGGATTAGCGGCCCGGCGGGTCGTGAAAACCCGCCGGGCCGCGGGGGACTCGGGCGCTCGGCTTGCGCCCGTGCGTTGCCGTATTTGCTACCGGCAACCATTGGGGTGGGGTGAATGCGCCTAGAGCGATGCGGCCCGCTCCGGCCCGATGGTCTTGAGCAACACGTACACGCGCAACTGGCCGGTGTTCACGTCCGACAGCTTGCCGTCCGTGTCCGTGATGTCAAAGGTGATGGTCAGGTTCGTGTCGCTGTTCGCCGACACATTCGGCGAGGCCGCCCACTGCCGCGGCTGCGCCGTGGGGGACCCGGCATTGATCAGGGTTTGCGCGCCGATCACGTTGGTCGCCAAACCGGCCACGCCCACCGAAAACGCCAGCGTGGTGTCCGCGCTCGCGTTCCCGAAGTTTTCCAGCAGCACGGCCCGCGCCTGCAACACCACACTGCCCGCCGGCACCGCCATCAAGGTGATGGTCAGGTCCGTGTTCACGGTCGTCTGCGCGTCCAGATCGGTCGGCCCAAGTTCGAACACATGGGTCGCCTGATTTGCTGCCACCTGAATCGGATTGTTCAACAGAGCCTTCTTCATGTTCGCTCCTTCTCGTGTGATGGGTCAGGTTCAGGCCGCCGTGATGTACCCGTTGGCCCGCGGCGCATAGCAGCACAGCCCGCCATACCCGCGATACTTCTCGATGAAACCGCCCGCGTTCATTTCGGACTCCACCACGCGGATCGGCTCCAACCATTGCATGGCCCACGACGGCAGATACGCCACCAGGGCCACCGTGTCGCTGCCGGCGCCGGTCGTCTCGCTGTACGCGATAAACCGGCTGGCCGGATGCACCCGCAGCACCACCCCGCTGAACCGCAGAATCTCGACGGTCAACGTCAACTCCTGCGCGCGGTTCCCGTTGATCACACTGTAGCGCGTCCCTTGATTGGTAATCGCCGGATCGCGGAACTCGACCAACTGATCAATCTGTTTGCGGTAAGTCGCCCCCGCAAACATGTCCAGATGACTGCCGGCGCCCTGGGCGATGATCGCGTCGCACAGGTCGCGCAAAATCTCCTGCGTGATGGTCGCCACGCCGGTCTTGCGCTGCGCGGCCGGCGGCTGGTGCGTCGCGGGAATCGCCGGCGTCTGGCTGGCCGCCAGCCACTTCAGCGCCCCGCGCATTTCCAGATTGTCCGCGTCATCCGCCAGCTTCATGTCCTTGTCGGCCAGCGCCGATGCCTCGATGTCCAGCTTCATCGCGCGCAGTTCCAGCGCGCGGGCGCGCCCGATCTCGTCGCGCACGGTCCAGTCGCCGCCGCGCTCCGCCACCAACTGCTGCAGGTCGGTCACGGCAGCTTCCCCGAAAAACCGCTGCACGGCCGCCACCCAACTCACGCGCTTGCTGTTGTTGTTGCCCGTGCCTCCCGCGTAGCCTTCCGGCGTGCCGGAAGTCCGCGGCTTGCGGAGTCGCTCCGCAAAAATGGTGTGCACCGGCCCGGAAATGCCCCGTTCCGACCGCACCACCGACGTGAACGGGGTTTGCTCGAACTCAATGAACTGAATCACGTCCTCCACGGACGGCTTTCGCGTCGTCTTCGCGGAGTCGCTGTACGATGTCAACTGCATGGGTTCACCTCAACAAGGCGGCAAGCACATCCACATTGCCACGACCCTTCACCAACTCCTCGGCCATCTTCCGTGCCACTGCGGTCCGTTTGCCATCCTCGACTTCGTAATTCCCCGCCGCGCCGGTCGGGGTTACGCTCCTCGGGGGCGCCGGTTTCCGGGACTGGGCATTCGCCAGGGTGCTCGCGCCGCGCACTGCCAGCGCCAGCACCAAATTGGCCACGGGATCGTCCTGCATTTGCCGCCGCACGCTCTCGGGAATGCTCTGCACCATCGTTGCGGCCAGTTGCTGCTGCACATGGCCCTGCACGTAGATGCCCGGAGCAATCGCCTTCGCCAGCGACGTCACCTGCTGCATGGCCCGCGTTCCGTGCTCTTCCGCCCGTTGCGCGGCCAGGCGCTTCTCGAACTCCACCCCGTTCAGCTTCCGTTGCACGCCTTCCACGGCCTGGCTCACCTGCTCGGCGGTAAACTCGCCGATGTCCTGCCCGTGAATCACGCAACGTCCGCCTTCGGGGTTTCCCTTGGCCCAGCCCAGGAACGCATCGTAAAAGGTCTCTTGCGCCTCCAATTTCCGCAGTTGCTCGCGCGCCTGCTGCGCCGCTTGCAACTCCGGTAATTGGAACAGCTCGAGCCCTTTCGCGGGCGGTGGGGCCGGTGTCGGTTCCGGTTTCGGCGCGCCTTCCCCGGGTCCGCCTTCCACTCCCGGTTCCGGCTCGCCGCTTGTCGGTGCCGCGGCTCCCCGATTCGGCTCGCCGGCGTCGGGGACGTTCTCCGGCGGCTCTCCGCCTCCTTCCGGTTCCGGCTCCTGCCCGGCCCCGGGATTCGGCTCCGCCACGCCTGACTCGGGCGACGCGTCGCCGCGGCTGGAAACGCCCGCCCGGGCCAGCGCTGCCAGGATGTCCCCCGGCTCCGCGCCAGCCATGTCATTCGTGTTGGTCACGCGCTCGCTCATAGTGCCTCCCGCAATTTCTGTCAAACTCCAAATTCTCGCACACCATCTGCCACACCTCGGACAACACCTCCACCCACCACGCCCGCCGCCCCAACTCCCGCTGCCACCACCATTCCGGCCACCACCCCCGCGCTGGCCGATCCAACGCCGCCAGCCCAGTGGCCGCCAGCCACAACAACGGCTCCCGCTGCTTCAAACACAACCGCAGCCGCACTTGCACACCTTCCTGGCTCGCGCTCAGATACGCCTGCATCACCTGCGCCATCGTCTTGCCGCTGCGCCCCTGCATCCGGCGCGCCAGCCCGTCCGCCAGGATAAACCGCGCCCGCGTCCACCACCGCAATCGTTCCGCGGGCCGATAGATCATGCGCTGGTGCTCTTGCTCCCGCTTCAACAGAAACCACTCCGCCAGCGTCAATGCCTGACCCGTCGTCAACGCCCGCTCCAACCGCGCGCGCTCGAAATGCCCCGCGCGCGACATCGCCAGCGCGCTCAAATACGCCACCTTGGCCCAGCCCGTCGTGTCATTCATGCGGTCATTGTCGTGCTTTGGCGGATATTGTCAAGCCGCCGCGGGGGCGGTTTCCATCGGCGCCGAGCCCAGGCGCCCGGTCAACGCGTTCTGGCGTTGCGTCACCTGATGCCGCAGTTGTTCCAGTCGCCGCTGCACCAGCGCCGCCGCGCTCGGATTCCGCTGCAACTGCTCCATCACCGTCGGCTGCTGCAGCAGTTGTTCCAGGGCCTGCAATCGCAGCGCGTGATTCTGTCCCTCCCGCACGTCCTCGCCAATCCCCACCAGCAACCGCCCCAGCACCGCCTTCTCCTCGTCCACCTCCTGCAGGGACGCCGCCTGCGCCGGCCGCAACAACCGCTCCGCCAGCGACGGGTCAATGATCTCCGCCGCCACTTGCGTCAATTCCGATCGGTCCACCCGCCCCAGGACATCGTAATCCAGCAGCGCCCGCAGCATTTCCAGCCGCAGCTTCTTGTACTCAAGGTCGCTCACCGCCGGATCCCACTGAAAGGCCACGTCAAACTCCACCTGCATGTCCTCGCGCCGCACCACCAGCGGTAACCCCTGGTTGGTCCCCAACACCCGGCCCACCAGCCGCTCCGGCGCGTACCGCCGCGCCATGCGCACCATCAACTCCACCACCCGACGCCACCCCACCAACCACCGCGTCACCAGCGCCTGTCGCGCCGCCATCACCTCCAGTTGATTGGTCCCGTCCCGGCGCAATCGCCCGCACAACGCCAGCATCTCCTCCTGCAATTCGCTCACCAGTTTGTCCGACGCGAAATCCATCTGCGGCCCCTTGAAAAACCCGTACATGTCCGGCTGCGCCGTGCCGATCGCCACCCCGGGACCAAACGCCGCCGGCCGCTGCCCCGGCGGGTGATACCACGGCGGCAAAATCGCCAGGTCCGACCGATCGCACTGCAAATCCCGCATCCGCTTGATCTGGTTTTGCAGGCTCCACACCAGCTCGGGCAGCCCGCGACTTTGTTCCGGCACGCGCGTCCGCGCTTCCAGCGTCCACAACACGAACGCCGGCGCGCCATCCGGCTCGTCCACCTCCTCCTCCATCGCCACGCCGGCCTCCACCGCTTCCGGTGAAAACACGGTAATCCGCGTCAACGGGTACCCGTCTTCGTTGGTCCGCTGCACCGCGGTCACCACCCGGTACGACGGCACGTGTTCGCCCCCCGTCGCCAACCAACTCGCTTCCCGCCAGTCGCGCCGCCGCGCCGTCCATTTCGCCGACTCCGCCGCGCCGCGCTTCGCCACTTCGCTCACCCAGCCGGAATCATATCCCCGCTCCCGCGCCGCCCGCTCCAATCCGTCGCGCGTAAACCATTCCTGCAGGAAAATCACATCCGCCGCCTCCACTTCCTCGCAGCCCGGCGGCAAAAACACATCCTGATTGAACGCCAGCGCCCGCAACCCCGGCTGGTCCCGCACCACCTGCTGCGTCGCGATCTCCGTCGCGTTGTGCTCCGCCAGTTCCCGCACCGCCCGCCGCCACTGCCTCAATCCCATCGGACTGTCCGCGTACATCGCCTGCAACGTGCGCGCCGCCGCCTCCTCCTGATTCGGGTCGCGCAGCATCTGCACGAACCATTCCATCAACCCCAGCGTCCCCTGCGCCTCGACCGGCATCCCCTCCAGGTCCGCCTCCCGCGCCAGCGCCAGCGCCGACTCGACGTCCGTCAGGGTCACCCACCGCTTCGTCACCCGCGTCCGCCGGTCCCAGTACACCATCGCCAGCGCCACGCCGTCTTCCAGCAACAGGTCCGCCAAATACGACGCCTCCCGATGAAACGTCGTCTGGTCGCTGAACAACAGCCACCGCGCAAACGCCGTCAGCCGCTCCGCCAGTTGCAGGTCCCCCGCCTCCACCGGCAACACCCGCAGATTCGTCGGGTTCAGCGCGTTCACCAACAACGCCGCATCCTCCCGCAGCACCCGGTCCACCAGCGGCAACCGCAGGTCCGTCGCCCCCTCCCACGGAAACGGACCCTGCCCGCGCACCGTCGAATAGTGCTTCCGCCCGTCCGCCGTCTGCCCGTCCCAGCGACACAACCGCGCCGCAATGCTCTGTTGGCGCCGCTCGTCGAACCCCGCCCGGTCATGTTGCACGAACTGCTCGAAATCCGCCGCCAGTTGCTTCACGCGCTCGCTCATGCCGTCACTCTCCTTCCTTGTCAGGCCGTGTCAACTCAAATCGGCCCGCGCACCGACCCGCTCACGCTCGGTCCGCCCGGCGGCCAGTACGACAACCGAGACTGCACCGCGTACCGCAGCAAATCAATCCAGTCCTTGCACGCGCCGTCCGGGTCAATCCCCGTGTAATGCAACAACGCCCACTGCACCTGCTGACACCGGTCCACCACGTACAACCGCGGCTCGTTCACCCCCTTCTGCAACGGCACCCGGTCGTCAAAATCCAGCAGGTCATTCACCATCGCGCACCCCGTCTCGATGTTCTTCCCGCTGTACGCCGGCAGCAACACCATCCGCGGCGCCAGCAATTCCCCGTCCTCGCGCCGTTGCTCTTCCTGGAACTTCACGTAAAGCGTCTCCCCGCTCTGCGGCGTCGCCGTGGCCGGCGTCGCCAGCGCCCGCGGGTCCGCCAATCGCAACGCCACCGGCTCCCGCGGCGGTTCCCCGGCCTTCGCCAGCGTTTCCCGCACCGACTCCTCATCCCAACGCACCTGCCCCGCCGCGTTGGTGCCCGCCGCTCTCACCCCGTGTTCCATGCACCATTGGTCGAGCACCGCCACCGCCAGCGGATCGCGCGCCAGCCAGCGCCCGTCAAACATCCCGCAGGGCAACCGCTCCTCTTCCAGCCAAATCTGCTTGTACCGCCAGAACGAATTGCCCGTCCCCTTCTGCGCCGACCCCGGATCGCCATCCCACCCCTTCCGGCTGTCCGCGCTCAACTCCCGCTTGCTCGGCACCGCCCATTCCCCGTATTGCTGCGCGCTCGGCCAGTCCCGGTACACGTAAAACTTCCCCTGCGGGTCCACCCGCACCCAGATCGTCGCCCAATTCCGTTCCCCGTGCGGGTCCGTCAGCATGTAATTCGTCCCCAACGCCGGCAAATCCTCTTCCCGGATCACGTGGGCCGCCCCGAATTTCGGAAACCGCCGGCCGCTCACATCCTGACTCCACCCGTAGGCCACCCGCATCACATAGTCGCTGCTCTTGCCCTCGCAATCCTGCTTCACCGCGTCAAAGTACGTGTTCCCCGCGGTGTCCCGGCTCCCGTTGGGCCCGCTCCCGAACGGCGACAACTCCGTGTGAAAGTAAATCACCCGACATGACCGGTCCCGCCCCTCTTGAATGAACGGCATACACCCCTTCGGCCCGCCGGGCACGTTCACCCGGTCCGGCAACAACGCCGCCTCCCGCCATTCCAACACCCGCCCCGCCCCGATGAATTCCTTGATCGCCGGGGTCATGCCGTGGATCGGCGTGAACGACCACAACCCGATGCTCGGCCGAAACCGGCCGCGCCGGAAGAACATCTCCAACCAGGGCAGCCGCAAATTCTCATCCGCCCACCACCCCACCGTGATGCGCGCCGTGTTGCCAAACATCCACCCCTCCACCTCGTCCGGACTTTCATTGTACGTCTTCCACAGGATGCGCGTCCCGTTCGGCAGCACCACGCGCCGGTCGCTGAACCCGTTCGCCGCGCTGTAATGGATCGAGAAGCGCCGGTCCTTCGTCCCGTTCAGATTCTTCCACCGCTGCGGCAGATAGTGCCACACCAGCAACTGCTGGGTCTGAATCGAACTCAACACGTCCTCGGCCAGGCACAGCATCAACGAACGCTCGTGCTCCACCGCATCCCGCACCAGCCGCTTCGCGCAGTAGAACGATTTGCTGCTCCGGTTGCCCCCCAGCACCGCCAGAAACAACACCAACTTGCTCCGGTCCATCGCCCGCGTCCCCGCCAGCAACCGGTCCGCCGCCGTCCACAACGGCGGCTCCGGCTCATGATACAACGGGTCGTCATGCGCCTTCTGGATCACCTCCCGCCGCACTTCCAGGGCCGCCGCCAACGCCTCCGCCCGGCCTTCCCGCAAACAGCGCACCGCCACCTCCTCCTCCGGCAGCGGCAACAACGGATGCGGCGGCTCCGCCGCGGCCATTTCCCGCCACAAGCGCCGCAACGCCCCGTCCCCCAGCGCGCGGACCGCCGAGACCACATCCGGACTGGGCTTCGCCACGCTCACATCGGCAACTCGTCCTCCTCCAGAATCGGCTCCGACGACTCCGCCCCGTTCACCCGCCCTGGCCGCCGCCGCGGCTTCGCTTCCTTCAACCCCAGACGTTTTCGGGCCAGTTGATAGTCCTCGAACGACGTGCTCGCCTTGTCAAACAGCACCTCCACCCGCCCGCACGGACCAAACCGCTGCTTCGCCACCAGCACCGCCGCATACTCCGGCTTGGCCCACACCACGCCCCCGCTCGCCCGCTCGGTCTCCTGACACCACCGGTCCAGCGTCTCTTCCACCTCGGCCTGTTTCGCCTCGCTCGTCAACGCTGGCCGGTAAATGAAACTCACCGTGTCCGCATCCTGCTCAATCGCCCCGCAATCCTTCAGGTCGCTCAAGCGCGGCACCCGGCTCACTTCCTTTTCAATATCCCGGTTCATCTGCGCCAGCACCAACCACGGCAACCGCAGCCGGTTCGCGCACCGCCGAATCTCCGCGCTGATGCCGGTCAACTCCTGCACCCGGTCCGGCCGCCACCCGGGCCGGTTCGTGCGCAGCAGTTGAATGTAATCCAGCACCACCAGCCCGATGCCCCCCTGCCGGTGCACCCGCTTCACCCGCGCGATCAACTCCTCGATGCTCAACCCGCCGGTTTCGTCCAGCAGCATCGGCGCCCCCTGAATTTCCACCGCCGCCGCCGCCAACCGCTCGTACTCGTCATTCGCCGCGATGCGCCCAAACCCCGTCCGCCAGCGCTGCAAATCCGCGCGCGCCCGCATGAACAGCATCCGTTGCACGCACGACATGCCGTTCATTTCCATGCTCACGATCAACACCGGCACCTTCTGCCGGATCGCCACGTCCATCGCCACCTGCAGGGCCAGACTCGTCTTGCCGCTGCTCGGGCGCCCCGCCAGCACGTGATAGTACCCGCACCCCTCCCCCAGACCGCTCAGATACTTGTCCCACCCCTCCAAACCCGTGCTCAACCCGCGCACCTGCGACGCGCCCCGGTGATATTCCTCCATCTTCTCCAACACCTGCCCCAGATAGTGCTCCACCGGCCGCTCCTTCTCGGCGCCGCCGTGCTCCCGCAACCCCTCCAACTCCCGCACCGCCCCGTCGATCACCACGTCCGCGGTCGCCCCTTCTTCCCCCAGGGCCGCCCGCAACTTGTAACCCACCCGCAGGATTTGCCGGCGCTTATAATGCTCCTCCAACTGCCCCAGATAGGTCAGCATCAACGCGCTGGACACCACCTTCTCCCCCAGGGCGGCGCAGAAGGTCACCGCCCGCGCTTCCTCCACCCCCTGTTCCGTCAGCCGCCGCGCCAGCAACAACGGGTCCATGCCCTGCCCGCCCCGCAACGCGCCTTCGATGATCCCCCACGCCTTTTGGTGCAGCCCCTCGTAAAACCAATCCCCGCTCACCCCGCGCTCCATCAGCGCGTCCCCGCAACCGGGGTCCATCACCACCATGCCCAGTACCGCCTGTTCCAGCGCCGCATCGTGGGGCGGCGCCCCGTTATCCGTCGCGTTTGTCTTCACGGGCGCTGAATCAACACCGGTTGTTGAAGCCTGTCAAGCACCGCTTCCGCCTGCCGGCGCTGCAACCGGTCCCGCTCCACCTTCAACGCCCGCGCCTCCTTCAACCAGCGCCCGCGCTCTTCCTCCTCTTCCGCCTCCTGCGCCAACCGCTCCGCCCGCTCAATCCGCTGCGTCAACACCCCGTACCACACCCGCATTTCCTGCGCTTCACTCCGCTCCTTCCCCGGCCTTTTCCCGTTTCGCGAAACGCCGTCCGCCCGCGACCCGGCCGGCGTCCGGCCGCCCGACCCCGGCCATTGCGCCACCCAACCCCCGGGGACACTCCGCAACAAACCCGCCGCCGCCAACGCCTCCACCAACAACCGCGCGTCCCCTTCCCAGCGCAACACCGCGGCCAATCCCTCGGCGCTGCTGGGCCCGAGCCGATGCGCCGCCACCTTCAACCCCACCAACACCTCCATCGCCTGCCCCCCCAACACACGCCGCAATTCCGCGTACCAACATTCCCGCAACACTCGTGTGAATCGCATGGGCGCGGACCTTGCCGCGCCCCCGCCGCCGCGTCAAGTGCTCTTCCTCCGAAACTCCCTTTCTCCCCCCATACCCCCCTCTATCCCTCCCTTCGGGAGAGAGATTCTCTTGGATCTCTCTCCCGCTTGCGAAGCAAGCGGTACTTAAGCACCCGACATGCCAAGCGCGATGAAGCACCATTCTTTGAGTTGCAAGCACTTGCGCGGTGTTGCGCCGAGACCTACGCGCGCGCACGCGCCTGCACGCGCCTGCACGCGCCTGCACGCGCCTGCGTGTGTGCGCGCGCACGCGCGCGTAGCACGCCGTCCGAATCGATTCAAGCGGATTCCGTCCAACCGCCGGCAGCGCCCTGGAACACCGAAACGGTGCTGCCCAACGGATGCAGCCGCTCGGTGCGGACCAACAGCCAGTTCCCCTGCGCGTCTTGCGCGCGGTACAGCCGCTCTTCGCGTCGCCAGAGCGAACGCAACGTCACCCGGCGCGGCGTGTCGTTGGCCGGCGCCGCGGTCTCCGCCGCGGCGGCTTTTTGCGGCGGGGACGTTCTTTTGCGGGCCGCCAATTTTTTCACGAGGTCCATCGCCTGAATGTTCCACAGGTACGTGCCGAAAGCGCGCTGCCAGCAGCCGACCGCGACCGTTTCTTTGCGCAACCGCGCCAAACGCTGCGCGCTCACGCCCGCGCGACGGGCGTAAGCCGCCTCCGGCAACCAACACTGCATCTCCGACACCTGCACAACTGCACCATGAGGAACCCTTTACAAGTGTCAAGTCTGAACCTGACCAGTAATCAACCGCCGGCCGTCCCGCGCGCGCGCGACCCCCCCCCTCCCCTGGGTGTCCGGTGTTCGCGCGCGCGTTCGCGCGTTCGAGGGTGTGTCCGCGGCTGGCGCGCTCTGGCCGGATCGTGCCTCGCCATGTGCGCTATCGCGGACAGGGGGTGCGCGCGGGTGCCCACCAGCGCACGTTCCTGCCACTGTACGCCTTGCGGGGAGCCTGCGTCTGATTGTCCATCAGTCGAGTGGTGAGAGGGGGGGGTGTTGGGCGGGGCGCTGGAGCTATCGCGCGCGCGGGCGTGGGTGGGGTGGCGTGGGTGGGGTGGCGTGTCCTCGTCTTTTGGAAGCCTCGATCCGTCACATCCGACCCGTCGCGATGCATGGCCGGGGTGGTGTGTCCTGGGCGTGGTGTGTCCTGGGCGTGGTGTGTCCTGGGCGTGGTGTGTCCTGGGCGTGGTGTGTCCTGGGCGTGGTGTGTCCTGGGCGTGGTGTGTCCTGGGCGTGGTGTGTCCTGGGCGTGGGGTGTCCCGCAAAATAAGGCGTGGCTGATGTCGCGGCCTGTAATTTCGGGCTTATGGTGCGCGTCAGTTCAGGAAAATTGGCAGTGGTGAATTAGCTCAACTGAAATCGTAC